CTTGCAAGACCTTCTGATTTTCTTGCTGTGTTCTCTATCGCTGTCGTTGATGGTGATGGCGATTACAATTATCTGCTCGATAAAGATGTAAACTTCATTCGTGAAGCATATCCATCTTCGTCCACGCAGGCGCTGCCACAGTTTTATGGGCAGTTCGATGGTGATGATACAGTCGGTAGCGGGAACTTTATTCTGGGCCCGACTCCTGACGCAGATTACGCGGTGGAGCTTCATTATTACTTTGATCCGCCGTCCATCGTCACTACTGGCACTTCGTGGCTGGGTGACAATGCAGAAGCTGCCTTGCTTTACGGGTGCTTGATCGAAGCATATACTTACATGAAGGGAGAGGCAGACATGCTGAACCTTTACGAACAACGCTATCAAGAAGCGCTTGCGCAACTTGGTGGTGTCGGAATCCGCAGTATGCGGGACAACTATCGTGATGGTGAATTCATTCGCCGTTAAGATTGCAAGAGAAGGGGAAAACTATGGAACTGCCTGACCTTAAAGGTAAACGTGTTGCTATTGTGGCGATGGGTTCTTCAGCCGGCGCGTATATCACGGCGCGCTGCAACTCTATCGAATATGATGAAGTCTGGACAATCAATGCCACTGGGAGCGTGTTCCCGTGCAATCGCATGTTCATGATGGATCCACCATCGCGTTTCATCGATGACGATGTGGCCGGCAATCAGACAATGACAATGCGCAACCTGATCACCCGTGAGCAGCCGTTTCCGATTTATAGCTGCACAACAGATGATCGGTGCCCTAGTGTTGTGGACTTTCCGCTTCAGGAAGTAATGCAAGGCACTGGGCAGTTTTACTTCAACAACACCCCCGCATACGCGATGGGTTTTGCTGCAGCGACTGGGGTATCAGAGCTTCATTTGTTCGGGCTCGACTATGCATACCGCAAGAACATTTACGTTGCAGAAGCAGGCCGTGCCTGCGTTGAGTTTTGGATCGGCATTTTGAATGCGAAGGGTTGCGCTGTTGTGATTTCGCCCACATCTTCATTGATGGATACTGATGTGCCGCCAGAAGAAAAGCTTTACGGATATCATCGACTCGATGACCCGCTTCGTCTTGAGATCGACAATGGGCAGTTCACAGTCAAGAAGAACTCTCTGTTCACACAACCACCAGAGCCGAAAGACGGCTTTCTTTATAAGGGGTAAGGCATGTTCAACCTAAAGGGAGAAATGCCTGACTTCCAGTTTAATGTGGTTACGTCAGAGAAGGGTGGGCATTCGCCAGATGCTATTGCTGAAATGTGTGTGGATAAGCTAATATCTGTATCAGAAAATGCTCATCCTGCGATACGAGAGCAAGCAAAGGCTTATCGCGAGCATATGTTGAAAATAGTGCGGCATTATATTACTATGGCAATGCAAGAAGACAGAGCCACGATGTGCGCTCAAATCAGAGATGCTGGGTTCCAAGATCTGGCTGATCAACTTAGGAGACTGTGATATGGCCTTTTCTGGCAACGCAATGTGCACATCGTTCAAGGTCGAACTCTTGAAAGGTGTCCATAACTTTTCCACTGGCGGCGACAGCTTCAAGCTGGCGCTTTACACCGCAACCGCGACTTTGAATGCTTCGACAACTGCATACTCTGCAACTAACGAGGTGGGCAACTCCGGTTCTTATGTTGCAGGTGGCGGCGCTCTGACGAATGTAACCCCGACAGCTACTGGCACTACTGCTATTACTGACTTCGGTGACATTTCCTTTACAACTGCAACTATTACTGCTCGCGGCGCATTGATTTACAATGACACTGCTGCTGGTGATCCTGCAGTTGCAGTTCTCGACTTTGGCTCGAACAAGACTTCGACTTCGGGCACGTTCACGATTCAGTTCCCCACGGCTGACGCGAGCAACGCGATCATCCGTATCGCTTAATAGGAGGTCACGCGCATGGCGAACACAACCCTGAACGGGTGGGGTCGCGGCGCGTGGTCTGCAGGCGCTTGGGGCACCCCGCTTCCTGTAGAGGTTAGCGGGGTTTCTGCGTCTGGAGCGGTCGGTTCCGTAACCGTATCTGCAGATAGTAATCATCAAGTTACCGGCGTAAGCGCAACCGGTCAGCTCGGATCTGTTGCCGTCAGCGCTCAAGTCAATGTGCCGGCGACCGGCATTCAGGCATTGGGCGGTGTCGGATCTGTTCTTGTTTCAGGCACATCTAATACTTCAGTAACTGGTGTTGATTCGACATCTGCAGTCGGTTCTGTTTCTGTGGGTGTGGGGCCGAATGTAAAAGTAACTGGTATCCAAGCTGAAGTGCAGCTAGGCAATGTAACTGCCGCTCAAGAATCAATTATTAGTCCGACTGGTGTTGAAGGCACTGGTCAGGTCGGAACTGTATTCGCGTTTACTGACATTGAGATTCAAGTAACCGGCTTGTCTGCAACATCTGCGGTGGGGTCTGTAACTGTCGGTATTGTGTCTAATGTGTTCCCAGATGGTGTTTCTGCTGATAGTCAGCTTGGATCTCCTGAGGTTTCCGGCGCGGCGAATGTTCCGACTACTGGACTAGAAGCAACCGCCTCTGTCGGTTCTGTTTTTGTAAGCGCAAATGTTGTTGTTGCGCCGACAGGCGTTCAAGGCGAAGTTAGAACGCAGCAAGTTACTGTTGATGGCTCCGCAGTTGTAGCGTTGACTGGTGTATCTGGCACAGGTATTATCGGGAAAACTACTGTCTGGGGTAAAATCGTTCCGAATCCGGGCACTGTCTGGACTGAAATAGCAGCATAGGATTTGAAGTATGCCTAGCACATATACAGGCTCTGGTATTGAACTGATCGCAGACGGCGAGCAGTCAGGAAGCTGGGGACAAACGACAAACACGAACTTGCAAATTATTGACCGCATGGTTTCTCAGGCGGGTTCGATCTCTTTGTCTGGCACAACGCACACTTTAACTGTATCGGACGGCACACTGTCTGATGGTCAATACGGCGTTCTGGTTTTCGGCGGATCCCCTTCCGGCACGAACACAGTTACCATCAGCCCGAATGATGCGAAGCGCACATTCATCGTAAAGAACTCCTCTGGTCAGTCTGTTGTTCTGACGCAAGGTTCTGGTGGCAACGTAACTGTTCTTAACGGCGATAGTGCAATTGTTTACTGCGATGGTGGTGGTGCCGGCGCGGCAGTTGTTGATGTGAGCGCCACGTTCATCACGAGCAACAACCTTACAGTTGCAAACAACTTGTCGGATCTGGCAAGCGCATCAACCGCGCGCACAAACCTTGGTCTGGGCACTGCAGCAACTTTGGATGTTGGCACATCTGCAAATAATGTTGTTCAGCTTAACGGTTCCGCGCAACTTCCAGCAGTTGACGGCTCTCTCCTAACAGGGATTGAGGGCGTTCCTTCTGGTGTGATTGCTCTGTGGTCTGGCTCGACAGCATCTATTCCAAGTGGGTGGGTTATCTGTGACGGCACGAACAGCACCCCAGATTTGCGTGATCGCTTTATTGTTGGCGCAGGCAACACTTATGCAGTTGATGCGACTGGCGGCTCGAACACTGTTGCCCTGACCACGCCAAACCTGCCGGGCCACACTCACACAGGCACCACTGCAAGCGATGGTGCTCATACTCATAATGTGTCCGGTAATACTGGAAACTCTGGAAATCACACTCACACGTTGAGCGGGAATACAAGTAACTCTGGGAACCACACACATAACGGTTCTACCAGTAATACTGGCGCTCATAATCACAATATCTCCCCCACTCTTTATGGCTCTCCTTTGGGCCCCGGCCCGATTGCTCGCCGCGTAGATAACGGTCGTATTTCTCCTCCAAGTATTGTCAACATTTCAAATACCGGAAACCACAGCCACAATTTTACTACAGCAGGTGGTGGTGACCATAGCCATACGTTGTCCGGTAATGCTGCTGCTGGTGGGGATCACAGCCATACCTTATCCGGGACTGCTGATAGTGCTGGCGCTCACACCCATACTTTTACAACAGACTCGACCGGCAGCGGAACTGCCCATGAAAACCGTCCTCCATATTACGCTCTCGCGTATATCATGAAAACATAAGGGGAATTAATATGGTTCAAACAATTACCGTTTTTTCTGACAACAAATTTGCTGTAAATACTGGTGATGATTCCTCTGATTTGTTGGATTTTGTAACGTCCACAGAGCTTCAGGAGAAAGTTAATCAGATATCTTCTGCATTGTCTGCAGTTGGCGGATCTGAAGTTCATGCTGAGAAAGATACGTTTCGTCAGTTTGAACATCTTGTTGTCGGTGGGGAAGTAGTTAAAAACGACTTTGGCACAACAATTTCTGAAGCTGACTTTGACTGGATTATAAATGCTGTTCAGTCTGAAAAATCTGCATATCTTGAATTAATTCAACAGCAGCAGTTGGCGGCATTAGAGGCAGAAGAGTCAGAGTTAGCAAGTCCAGAAGTTATTTAAAAATTAAGTTTTGGCTTACATCTTAGGCTCTGACATTGCTTTTGTAGAAATTCCCAAGAATTTCTCAACATCTATTTCTGCATGCATAGATAAGAAGAATGCAGAATTTTTTTCTGATCCTCATATAACCTTAGAACAGTATAAAAAAAAGTATGTCTCCATAAAATATGGGGTGTCGGTGCTTCGAGCACCAGAAGATAGATTTTTTTCAGCTTGCAACTTTATTATTGAAGGAAAACCAACAAGCAAACTTCCAGAAATTTTAGAAAATTTTCGGGATTGTATTGTGTCTGGTGTGATAAAAAAAGAATATATATTTTTGTGTCCACAATATTCTTTTTTAATGTCTGATATCCCAGTTCAGTTGTATACTATGGAATCTGTTGATGTGATGTTGACAGAGATCAATGCTAGTTCCGATCTTCGGCATTTAAATTCATCCAGAAAAAGAATCGACAGGGAGATAGCGGATAAATTTTTTGCCACGGACTTCTTTCATGATCTTTATTATGTTGATGTGCATCTCTGGAGCATGATAGAATCCAACAACACAAAATCTCTTTTCATCGAGTCGCCAAGAGATTTTTTTGCACAAATAAGGGGATATCATGAGGATTGATTTTTTTTGCAATAAGCATTTGCTTGGCGCAGTGCCGTCTCCAGTTCCTGCTGTAAAGGCAATTCCTGATTACTTTAGAAAAATAAAGCCGCAGAACGGCCCGCACCCTGAAGACATCACTGTGAAAAAGTGCGTTCCTTTTCTTGATGCCTTATCCGCAGGATTTATTATTCCGCTTTGGTGTGATGTTTATGTATTTGCAAGAAACGGCCAACTGACTGTGGATTTTCCAAGTGGTTTTATGCAGTCAACAACTCTTGGCAAGCATTCAATATCTCAAATTCCTGACCATCCTTTTTCAAAAAATCCCTATGGAGATATGCCGCTCAAGTGGGAAAACCCTTGGATTGTAAAAACTGAGCCGGGCGTTTCGTGTTTGTTCACGGCACCACTTAATCACTTAGAAAAAAGGTTTAAGATTCTTGATGGTGTTGTTGATACGGATACTTATTACAACAACGTTAATTTTCCTTTTCTTTGGACTTATGGTGATGGTGAGTTTGTTATCCCAAAGGGAACACCTCTTGTTCAAGTTATTCCCTTTAGGAGAGAGCCGATTGACTGTTATGTCTCGTCAATTGATCAAGACGCAAAGGATAAGACTAGATCTATTCTTGGGACTTCTTTCAAAGACAAATACAGAAACAGCTTTTGGGATAAAAATAAAAACTCTGAAAACTCTTTTCACAAAGAGTCAATTCAGGAAGCTCCATCTGCATTAGAAGTGTTGAAAACATCCAAGGAAATTCATGTTCTTGGAACCATCAAGGGGAAGTAAAGATGACCATCAATAAATATTTTATGCCGACTCAAATGTTTCACGGCAAAATTAAAAATCATGAGGAACTAAAAAATATAATTGTTCCTTTGATAGAGTCTGATAACGGAGTTCGCAAATTTAGCCAAGGTGAATCTATATTTAAGACTGATTATGACCATGTCTTGATGGAGAAAAAGTGGCGAGATATTTTTTTTAGCCATATTTCTTCATACATGGAGCAGGTCAGAAAAGAATTGAAAGCTGAATCTTGGAAGATTAGTGCAGCTTGGTATCAGTGGTATGAAGAGGGAGACTTTCATGGGAAGCATACTCACGGAAACTCTTCGTTCACGAATGTTTATTTTTTGGAGCTTCCACATAAATCTTCCAAAACAACTATTTATGCAGACAGCGGTGATACTGTTATTGATCTTCCAGAGATTAGTGAAGGCGATGTAATTACATTTCCATCTGGATGCGTTCATGAATCCCTTCCGAACAAACACAAAAATAGAAAACTTGTTATCGCATTTAATTGTGATTTTTACGAGTTTGTTGAAGATGATAGGCCGCAAGTTCAAGGCAGCTTTGAGGAAAGTGACCCAAAATCTGTCTTTAATAAAAGGGGTTACTCTGTTGTTCATGGATTGATTTCGACAGAAGAAGCGCGAATTTATACGAAGCGTTTGGAAGACGCAGAAAAAAATTTCGATATCGTTAATGTCCCAGATAATTTGTGCCCAACAACAAAAAACACATACGGATATTTTGACGATTTGCTCGAAAAGCTTACGAATAGGGTTTCTGATCTTGTTGGCAAAAAGCTCTATCCCACATATTCATACGCGCGCCTTTATTCAGAAGGTGATGAACTTCCCATCCATCACGATAGGCCCGCTTGCGAATACAGCTTAACTCTTAGCCTTGGCAGGTCTGGTGACATGTGGCCGATATATATGGCGGCAAGCACGGATGAATCCACTGGAGAATTTTATGAGGGCATAAATTGCAGTGGTTATATGAAAACCCCTGCTGATCCGATTTACTTAGATGTTGGTGATGCAGCACTATATAGAGGCCCAGAAATTATTCACTGGAGAAAGCCTTTGCCGGATGGGTGGCAGGCGCAAGTCTTTTTGCACTGGGTAGATGCGGAAGGCCCTTATGCACATTTAAAATATGATGGTCGTGAGCACTTAAATAAAATTCAAGATACTCAAGATGAAGCTCCGCAAATTGAAGAGGTAAAGTCATCTCCGGAGTGGAAACAATCTGTATCTTCTGGTATCCTTGAGGTTGTTGTGGATAACGACTCAAGAGGATTCGGTGAAGGCGGGTTTTAAATATATCTCTCTTTTGCTTTTGGCAGGGTGCAGTGCAGTTTACGAACTGCCTGCGCCTATTGCATATCCCGGAGCTTGTCCTGAAGGGGATCGCGCCTGCCAGAGAAACGCTGACGCGCAAACACTTTCATACATCGGACAGCCAGACGCTGCACTTAAACTGATGTGCTCAGACCCAGACCTTTCAGTTATGATGCAGGAAGAATGCGGATTGTCCTTGGCCTTATATTAAGTGCTTTTGCGCTTACTGCGCATGCGCAGGATATCAACGGTGACCTGAACACAAACAATGTGAACAGCACTGTTGATAGCAACAATGTCGCGAACACATATAACGGCGCAGGATCATCACCGGGATCAATGCCTGATACTCCAGTAATGTCTGCAATAGCACCCACTATGATGGGCGGTGGTGGAAACGACAGTTGTCTTGTGCCAAGTAGCACAGGCGTTCAGGTGACTTTGTTCGGTATTTCTCGCGGCACTATGGAACAGGATCCTGAGTGCAATCGCCGCAAGGATGCTCGCTTGCTCGGCACTCCTCAGCCCTCCGGCGGTCTGGGCTTGCAGGTGTCTGGTATCTCAGTTCTGTGCGCAGATAACCCCCGTGTATTCCGCGCTATGGCACTTGCGAATACACCATGCCCCATCATGGACATGGCTTCTGGCAGGCTTCTGATCGGGCAGGATGCCTTCATGCGATATCGTAGCAATCCTCGTCTTTTTGTGGTAGGGTATGATCAAGATCCAGAGTTCTGGAATGCCCTCTTAATGATCGGACAGGAGTTGCCGGAAAATGAAGAAGACACTGGCCCTCGGCTTTCTCTTAGCGAGCGTTTCCGCACCAGCACACGCGCAGTCGCTGACGGCAGGAGAGCAGGCAATTCAGGATCTGATCCAGTCGATTCAGGTGATCGACAACCAGCTTCAACTATCGATCAAGCTGACTAACGGCGCAGTCGGTTACGCCACTGTTGGCGGCGTAACTGAAGATAATGCTATGAGCGGCGCAAAGATCAGCGAAGCAATGCTTCTTGCGTATCAGGATGCGGTGGCTTCGGTGCAGGCGGCGGATTACAACACGGCACAAAATGCCCAAGAGCTCTTTCTGCAGCAGCACGAAGGTGCGATGGCAAACCTTTCAACTGCAATTGATAACCTTGCAGATGCAACCTTAATGTTGCAACAGGCCGTTGCTGTTCAAGAGATGGCGGCTGTCGCGGATACTCGCCCAGAGCAAGCTGCCCTTCAGGATATGCTGAGCAACGATGCATACACCATCGAGCTCGGTGAGGTGGTTGCGTATAACGAGTCTCTGGATGCCGTTGAGAGCTATGCGCAGCAGGCTGGTGCATTCATGGCTGCGGCAAACAACTCTGACCTGACGGCAAGCATTGATAGCTTTGCGGCACAAAACAATGTCACGATGGGCGCATATACTGCTGTAACATACACCCAGAATATCGATGAGTTCATCATTGAGTGGGGTGCGACTGGCTCTGGCTGGAACGGCTATCTGACCTCAGACATGGTTGACGCAAACGATCTTTATAATGCCGGCGAATACTTCGCCCAGAACGGAAACTACGCAGGGCTGTAAGATGGCAGAGGAAGAGGGCGGTGTCTCGTTTTCAATCGGCGGGTTTAACATATCTGGCTGGATGCTGGCTGTGGGGATCCCTGTTCTGTCTGCTGTCGGCGGCGGTGCTTGGTATTTATTTGATCTTCAGTCTCGATTTTTCGGAGTGGAAGAAAACATCGCCGTTGTTCTTGATGTGGAATCA